AGATCTGCCATTAACTTAGCTTGTATTGCTGCTTCTCTAGGGTCATTAAGAATCTTGTCCTCATCTAAATCCATTGAAGAAGCTAGTTCTCTTAGTATGTAATCATACTTAACAAATGGGGCCATAGCAGGGTTTTGAGCCATCTGCATAAACTGTATTAGTCTTTGAGATCTAATTTCGTTTCTCATAAGACTTTCTGTACCTTTAGCGACTACTTCTAAGTCTCCTAAAAGTTTCTTGTCAAAGTTAAATTGCATATTAAATGCAAACAAACTTTTTCCTAATGGAGATAGTAAATAGTCATCAATGTTTCTTACTACTGCTTTAATATTTTGTGCAGCAGCCCCCATTAACATACTCATACCAGACGCAGTTCTACCTACGCTCATAACACCTGTCATACCATGTGCATAAGAAGGCATACCTGTTGATTCATCTGCTAGTTGCCTAGCTTTATCAAACATCTGTAAACATTCTTGAGTTACATTAGGAAACTTAGTTCCAAAGATAGCTTGTCCAGGTGCACCAGCTTGTCGCCTAAATATTTTGCCTGGGTATACTGATAAGTCTTGTCCTGGGACTAAGTTTGTTTCGTCTACTTCTATAAGTAAGTTTGAAGATAGGGCAGCGTTGTCAACTGCCATCCTCATAAAGCCATTCATTAAGAGCTGAGTGTCTTCCATGTTTTCAGCTAAACCTATTCCAAAGAAAGAATAAGGATTTAGTTCATAAGGAGTTGCATGATAAGGTATTCTTGTTGGGGTAAATGGATTTAAAACTAATCTTAAAATTTCTCCATTACAAACCCATATATTAACTTGAACTTCATCTTTATCTTTTAACTCTGAAGGAATATCTAAGTCTGCAGCTTCGGCTGTTTCTTTATCTACAGTTCCCCAATACTCTAATACTTCATAGCGATCTACTTCCGAAGAATGATTTTGGTCTTCTAATTCACTTTCCCAATACTCTTTTGTATAGTTAGCTCCACCTTCAATAGCTAATTCTATACTTTCTGTTCTAAAGTAGGGTCTATTTTTTAAACTTCTTAACTCTGATTTATTCATACGATGTCTTTCAATCGTATACTCTGCTTCTGACATATTACGAGCATCATAGTCTGGGTAAAAGTTCCAGACACTAACTGATTCTACTTTAGGTATAGTTTCAAAGATAGGATCATATTCTCCTTCTTCGTTCCACCTTGGGTATTCTTTATCAAAAGCGAAAGGCCCCTTTAAAACGCCTGTTCCAAATAAAGACATATCAAAAGCAATAGATCTTAAATGTTTACTTGCATGAGTCTCTTCTAGTTGTTCATGTATTTTCTTTTCCATTGTTTGTGCTGCTTTTTTAGCAGGCTCAAAGGTAAAAGAGGTAGGGGTTTTACCCACTCCTTCTTGAAGCTCGTCTTTAATTCTATCTAAAGACTCTTCATAAGTTCCCATTTCTTTGAGAATATCTTTTCGTTTAACTGTTGATTTATTTTGTCCTGTTATTTCTGCTACTTTATCTTCTGTAGGTTCTTTAGGGTCAAAGTAACCAGAATCTAATACGCCTGTTGGGAATTGAGTTGCTTCAATACCTACAGGGAATTTATTACCAGCAAATAATACATCAATGATTTGAGCATACGCTGCTAGGACTTTAGTTTTTGTAATCTTTATAAAAGCACGAGATTTTTCTGTGTCTGTAAATTGAACATCAGTAGAGTACAGACCTCTATAGTTTCTGTATGCGTTTAACCAACGAGTTTCATCGCTTAATCTATTGTCTTTTGATTTGTTAAACTTTTCATTAACATAGCTTACTAGCCCAGAATAAGAATTGTTTTGATTTTCAACATCATCATTTTCTTCTAAGGCTAATACTGTGTCGTTTGTTTGTTTTGCTTCAAACGATAGATCTTCAGTTGGTTTGTCTACTATTGCCATAATTTTTTAATACCCAAAAGTTGTATCTGCAGGTCGCCATTTCATCTGTGGCTTATCTGAGTCATAAAAAGATACGCTTCGTGGTCTTGTCATTATACCATACCTAAGTGAGTCATAGGCGTGGTCGGAAGCATATTTTTTATTAATATCATCAGTCCCATTTGGGTCTGAAGGTATAACAGGCAAGTCGGCTATGATTTGTCTGCATGTATCAAAGAAACAAATCCCTGGGATTTCAGTAACTTCATCTACTTTCAATAATTCGTGTAATCTGTTTTTTCCTGCAATACGAGATCCATTAGTACGATCACTAGGTCTCCATCTGCATCCTTCAGCCATCATTTCTTCGGCTATAGAAGGCCCAAATTGTCCTCTATTGTGCCAACAGGAGCTATCAAGCACACCATAACTAACACGATCATCAGCTTCAGACTCAATTTTAAGAATAGCCCTAGCGAGGTCTCTTCCTGTGTGCTTAGATACATATAATTCTCGGTATACGATTAGATTCTCAAAAGCTGGGTCAATAGCGTACCAATGAACAGCACTATAAGTAGAGTACCCAAAGTCGCAAGACCTGAACCTAGTCCAATCGTAAGGTATTTCAAAAGGTTCAACAACATGAATATTATTTCTAAACTCTGAAAACGCTGCACCTTCTGCTACAGACCAATCGCCTTCTAAGAGCTGTCTTCTTTGCATCTCTGGTAAAGATAGCAAGTTAGCTTCATAAGCCCCATCTACTGTTAAGTATGGGTTATCTTTTAACTTAGCGGGAATAAACTTTCTATTAAAAAGAGTTTTTCCTGCTTTTTCGTGTCCTTCAGGATACTGGAGTACTTCTCCTGTGTCAATGTCGGTGGCTGCAAAGGTAGTGTTCTCCGGTGCAGGTTTTATAAACATTTCCCTGACCCAATTATGTCCAGGGCCACCTGGGTTTGTTGTTGCTCTCATAAAGATAGGCAACTCTGGATCTGTAGTTCTTAACCTAGATCTCATATAATTCCATGCAAAGGGAGTAGGGTGTTGAGTTAACTCGTCAAAGCCAATATAACTAAAGGCTTGTCCCTGATACCTTAAACAATCTTCATCTCTTTCTAAATAGGTAAGCCATAATCTAGCTCCACTTGGAAAAATCCATTGAGATTTCTTTTCTCCCCATTTTGCTCCTGCAAAAGCTCTGGGATAAAGTTCTTGAGTTTTCCAGATCATCTCACGAAGTTCATCGTTAGTTCTTCTTAAGATTAACCCATTAAAATTCTTATTATGAAAGTACCTCATAGGGTCGGCAATTAAACTATAAGTTTTACCACCCCCGGCACTTCCTCCATACAGCACTTCTCTTTCGTTTGCTGCAAGAAACTCTGTTTGTGGCCCTTCGTTTGGCTTAAATAATATCTCTTTATCTTTAGGTATTATATTTGCCGACTCAAAACCACCTAAACCATTAGGTACGACATCCTCTGTCGTTTGCGTTATCTCCTTTAACTTTTTTTCTGCAACTGTAATTGATCTTTTTCCGGCTGCTCTTTTTTGTCTAAGTTGATACGCTTCTTTCTCTGTCTTGGTTTTAGGAGAGTTCTTTTTCTTTCTTTCAGAAAGTTTTTTCGCTCTTGGATTACTTTTAGTATCTCCTCTAAAACGCTTCCAAATATTAGACAGCCCCTGGTGTGAGATCTTATGCTCGGTTTCTTCTGAAAGCCAACGAGCAGTCTCTCTTAACGAGTGTCCATTATCTAAATACGATAATGCTATGCTGACCTTTTCAACTATCTCTTGAATTGGCTCAAGAAGTAGGGGGTCATCTTTGTTTGCTTTATACCCATAGGGTATTTTTGCTGTAGGATTAGGGCGAGTTTTACTCTCCCATTTCTCCTGAATTATTATTTTCTGAGTCATCTTCTGCTTGTTTTGGTGGCAATATGAATAAACCCCCTGTATCTGTAGTCACTTGGATTTGTTCTTTTTTAACAAGTCCTGTTCTATCAAGAATTTGGGTGGCTGCCGAAACTGCGTTTCGTGCTCCCATCTGTCCAGGATCATCAAGCACATCAATCATGCTAAATGTTGCCTTTGGTGCGTTCATTGCTAGTAACAAAGATGACCTTTCAACGATCTCATCTCTAAGTGAGCTTACGACTTCACTTATTTTCGTATTGTCGGAATACCCTGCTAAACTCATAGCACTACGAATATTACCTTTAGCTTCTCCACAAAGAAATTCTAAAAAGGCTTCTTGCTTTTCAGTTAGATCTTTTTTTGTTTCTGCCATAATTAATCTCTTGTTAAATCAAAACTATAATCATAGCCTTGAATCCACATTACTAATAAATATCTTTCTCCCTTAGTTACAGGCAGACCTCTATGCTTATTAGTAAAAGAATCAAAAAATAAAGCGTTTCCTGTTGGTAGTGGATCTACTTTTCCTCGATTCAAAAACTCTGTTCCCCCACCTTCATACGCATCTGTATTGAGAGGGACTACTACTGATACATCTCCTGCAGCATCAAAATGCCATGAGATCTCAGATATTTCTTTTGGGCTATAATTCGCTATTTGAATTGTAGCTTTATAATATTTAGCTCTTCCCCAAACATGCTCAAAGAGAGGTGTTAGGTTTTCGCTTACAGCCCTAATAATAGTATTATATATTTTAGGGACTTTCTTAAGATTAAACTCTGCCACTTGGACAATGTTATCTTCAGTTGGGTTTACTTCAAAAGCATCCCCTTTAACTTTTAATCGTATTGCTTCTTCTAATAATTCTTGACAAAACTTTTCACTAAGAAAAGGAGTGCTATACACTCTTGGCAATACTTCTTTGTATTTTTTAAGCTCTGGGTTTTTTAGATCTACGACAAAAGAAGCATCATACGATACTAGCTTTTTATTGTCTGACGAAATTTGCTTCCCAGCATAATATCGATCTTCAATATTCAAAATTTATAGTCTTTATTTGCTTTTATACTTTTTTTTAGTCATGTAACTTCCACCATAGGCTTCAACCTCACTTTTCTTCTTTTGAGATTGGATAGGCTTTGCTGTAGATCCTTTTTGTGCCCCTTTTTTCATAGATTCAGTTTTAGCAGACGCTGCTTCTTTCTTTTTAGCAGTTTCTTTACGCTCAACCATAGCTCCTGTGCTTAAACCCATAGATTTGAGTTTTTGCTCTCGATCTTGGTTTTTACTTAGTCTGCTAGTGTTAGAGATCTTCTGATACCCACCACCCATATTAAAACCCTTGTGAGGTTTTGTAGATGCACCACAATTTGCTTTTGATACTTTCATTTTCATGTCATTTCTCTGTGATTGATTTTATAGAGCCACGAGAAGAAGCACTCTTCGTATAATCTTCGTGATACTCATTATAATTTTTTAAGATTTTTACTTTATTCGCCTGGGCTTTAGTAATAAGGCCCTCTTCAACAAGATATTTCTTAATTTCTGAAAAACTAAGATCTCTTCCTGTGTTTGCTTTGATAGCAGCACGAATATAATGTAAATTTATCTGGTTTGTGCTCATAGTATTTATACCACTAGGGGCATAGTTATGTCAACAAGCAAAAATAGTTAATATACTTATTGACGACATAGTAAATCCATGATATAAAAGGACTGAGTCCTAGGGGGTGGAATATATAGGTTGTATTCCACTCCTTTTTTTTGTCTCTAATCCATGTAATTTACGATTGCTATTAATTCTTCTTTAGTAGCATTCTGTTTTAGACGATTAGCCTTTTGACTGACTATTCTTGCATTGTCTCCTACATATCCTAACCCTGGTTTCATACGATCTATTGATGGAGAGTCGTTTGAAGGGCCATGTCCTTTCTTTAACCAATCAATAGGTGTGTTAAGAACCGGACAAGTAAGAGGATAGGGCTTTAGATCTTCTAAAGTAAGGTCGAAGGGGATCTCATGTTTCTTACAATGAGCTTTTACTGTTGTTAGTGTGTTAGCTAACTTCTGTTCTATTGCGTAATTTAGTAAATCAACAAGATCTACACGATCTAATTCACTTTTCTTCCATGTCATAGGAGTTACCATCTATATCGTCTTCTTCGACTAGAGGTGGGAAGTAGTTTTCTTGGGTTTCCTCTAATTTAAAAGCTACATCTCGTAAGCGATCTGCTTGTCGAGCTAATTCATGTGCTATTGAATAAATAGGATTAAGATTATCTCTATCTTCTGCTGTTTCGTAGTAGTTAATTAACTTATCTATTACTTCCTGGAACTCAATTCTACATTCAGCTCCATTATCTTCATCTCTAGGATAAACATAAACAACTATTTCTAGTATTTTTGCTAAACTAAAATCTAAATCTATTTCAGTTACGATGGGGACTATAAGATCTGCTGTATCGTTAGTGAGAAAACTATCTGTTTTTGACATTGTTACCCTGTGTAAGAGTATAAATTGCGTTTTTGACTCACAACTTTAACTAAAATACTTTCTATTCTTTATTAAGTCAATAGTTATGACACTTATTATTACATTATTTTACAATATATGTAAAGTATTCCCCAAAAAAACACTACATATAGTATGGAGTTTACAGTTTCGTGACCCACTACCCTGCAGCGTGTGTGTTGACAGTCCCTTTTTTCTAAAATTTGGTCAGGGTTGTATACGCTAACGCACTACCCCCCCCTGTCAGTCGCCCCCCTCGTAAAGCCTTATAAATAAAGGGCTTAGAGACAATGCGAAATAAAGCCCCAATAATAAAAAGGTTCTAAAAATAACTAACATCAACTAAAAAAATAAACTTTATTTAAAAAAGTCTTACAAAATAAGGGCTAAGAGATAGAAGCCCCATAACAAAAAAGTATGTCCCCTTTCTGTTTGCTCTCTCTTGTTTACAAAAACAAATATAGAGGGCGTGTGGGGGCGTGGTGCATGTTTAGAACCTAGGAGGGCACAAGAGGATTAAAGGGGCTTATATCGTC